CTCACTATCTAACTTACCATTCTTCCAATGAAAATATCCTCTTGTTAAAACACGATCTTTTATAAGTGAATCATTATAGTCAATCTGTTGGTATATCTTTGTCAAGTTAAATACAGACTGCTTTGACTCATCTCTAAATGCATGCGATTCTGTTCTTGGAAATTGTCGATAAAATTCGTTTAATGCATCTGAGTCACTTTTCAATGCAGCGACCTCATTATTCCACCAAGTAATTACGCCTTGCGTTATCATCTCACCATCAATACCTCTTACTGATTTGTCAGGATCTTCAAATACAGGCCAACCGAACTCATCAATATACCCCTCAATATTCCACTCCATTGGAATGAACAAAGAATATAAACCACTCTTCGTTTGTCCATTAGCAGACTTTAATGTTGGATTACTATCGTTGTATAACTTCTTAAAATTCTCTCCACCTTTTGATAATGCATTTGATGTTGAACCCATCATACACTTACCAACTATCTTACTACCTAATCTAAGACATGTCTTTGTTACTCGCCAGTTGTTTAATATGTTCTCAGGCTTCTCCCATTTTCCTGATTCGTCATGTACAAGCATTAATAGCTTCTCACCATCGTAACTGTTGTCCGCTGTGTTCTTCCAGTCAATTGTTGTATCCAATCCATCAATATCATCTTGATTTTCTTGGTCCATGTTCTTACGAGTAATCTTACTTGCAGGAACGCGAAACGCCAACTCAGTTTTTGGATTATCCATACCGTCCTGAATTGGCTTGAAGAAAAATGGATAGTTTCTTACAATCGGAACAACCTTGTCAGTAAACATCTTTTTAGCATCCGATCCAGTCTTAGATAAAATACCAATTCTTGAGTCACGAACTATTGTACCTGTATTACTTATCTCAGAACTAGACATAAACGAGAAACCAGAACGCCTGTTTTTTAGGTAACACATACCAAAAGATCTATTGTCAGCCTTGCATGCTTCCCAATAAATATAGAATATCCTATTTGATTCTCGGAAGTCAGGTAGACCAATATCAATCTTTGTCCATTGTAAATACATATAATGTGTTCCTGTTATATATGTAGGAACATTATTATTCATAAACCAATAACCATTCTCTCTTTTGTCAAACTCACCTTCAATTAAGTCAACATACTTTGATTTAAACGCATTATCTCTTCTATTCCAATCAAATATTGTCTTGATTTTCTGTAGTTCAGATGGATACTCTTGTGCTACCCATTTGTTGCCGTAATCGGTAACTTTTTCAGGTGTTGAAGGAAGTGCAATCTTAACACTATTGATATCATATATCTGACCTATTGTACCATCTTTTGATATAACTACCAAATCATATTTTGGATCATAACCATACTCCCAAGACTTATGCCTATTCTTAGTTGTCAATACATTCTTAGGAATGTAATCATCAAGTATAACGTAAAGATTATTTTCCATTTATACGCCTTATTGTTAAAAGTATTTACTTCTTTTTTGCCCTGCCTTCTGCGAATCCACCATTTCCTACGTTTATCGTAGGAATCTGCGAATCGCTACTTTTATTTTCCTCCTCCTCAATCTTAGCTAACATATTCAAAGCATCCTCAAATGCCAACCTTTTAGCCGATGCAGCGTTCTTTAATTTATCTGCTGATATATCATCCTCAGATCGAGTTATAATTGGCTCTTTTAATACTTTTATCAGCTCATCAATAGCAACTTTTGCTGCCTCTAATATCTCTACTTTTTTAGACATATATTTCGATTGTACATTCTATAAAGAATCTCGTTATTTATTCTAAATTCATACTCGCTATCAGGAGTAAATGATACAATATCTCCAATCTCTACCTCATCTAATTCATCATTCTTAAATACTAATTCACCCCATAATTCTTCAAGACCAGATATAGGGCTGAATATTTTATCTTCAGATGGAATAGGTCTAACGAAAACAAATGGAGATGGTGCACTCCAAAGGTTTTTATCTTTGGAGTATAGATATACTTGTTCTGGCTCAACAATGAACAAGTCATCTTTTAAGTGATGCCAACTACTCTTTTGTCTGCCTCGCATATCATAGTAAAACTTAAAAACATTATGGTGAACTACCACAATGTCTCCAGGAACTATTGGACCATTATAATAAACAGGTATAGATAGAACTTCTGCAAATCTATTTGATACAGTATGATCTTCTTGGGAGGCACTTACAATAAACTCACGATCTCCGTAAGTCCTTATATTGTCATACCTCCTACCATCAATTGGCTTGATGATAAAGCAGTATGGTGATTTCATTAGAAATTTATATTAAATTCAATAGATACTGGCATTGAAACTGAAAACTCTTTCCATAGAGTAATCTCATCATTCTTAATAATATAAAGTTTTATGCCATCTTCAGTTCTTATAATCTGATATATATTATAAGTTTTATCTAGCACTTCTTGTCCAACAGTGTAGTTCATTGACTTCATATAATCAGGACCAACCGATATTTTTCTAATTATACTCACCTGTTTGTAGATTGATAGTTATATCACCATATTTAGCAACTATATCCTCTTGGTACTTTGCTAAATCATGTGCTGCAATATCTAAATTAGCCAGCGTTGATTTTTTTTTGCTTTTAAGTCTTTCGAATGAAAGCTCAATGTCAGCTACTTCAAATTTAAGATCTCTAAAGTTGCGGTTAAGCTCTGTCAATTTAGACAGTTCGTCTTGTTCAATTTTTTTCATTTTATTAAATTTTATAATGCAAATATAACTAAATTAGTTATATACTCTAATCTCAATACTTGTCTTATTTAATTTATTATCTTGAGCTGCCCCTGAAGAATTATAAGTTATTAAACTTAATCTATCTACATCACTAACACTAAAAGTATTTTCACCTGATGATGTTTGATTAATCATCAAATATGTTTTATTATTTGTAAATGCACCCAATAATGTAGCTAAATATTCTCCAGTTGTATCTCTAGCCCAAACAATATTTCCAATGGTGTTCTCTAGCACTATAGCAACAGGTGCGTTTGTTGACGTTTGAGTTAATAAAGCTGTATAAACTTTATATGTAGTGCTACTAAAGTTTGACATATCAAACTGAACTTGATCTCCATTTGAATCACTGCCAAATAGTCTATCACCTGCCGCAGGTAACTTTACTGGATAATTATTTACTTTCATATGCTAAATGTTCTTACAGCACGCACATAATAAGAGTTGTACTTAAAGTTGAAGCTGGCAAGCCCACTGATGAAGTTGAAGTACCACGCGTAGTTGCTGATGTACTCCGTACTACTCCAATAGGAGGCATTACCTGTAAAACTATCTGTACCTAAAACTTTATTAACTATAGCTGCTGAATTATAACACATGTTTAATTCCCAGTTTGAAGGTAAATACCAGTCATTATAACCACCACCAGAATGAAGTCTTGCTAAACCTGCCGCATATGTATTTGCGGCTGGAGCAGTAGTTTGTGCTATAATAGCATTTGTATTACCTAGACCATCACTAAAGCTTTGAGCAGCAGGTCCTATAAGTGTAGATTGAAATGCTGGTAAAGCCCATTGAATACCAGTAGATAAGTTTGTTAAACTTGCTATAAGAGCTTTTTCAGTAGTACCTTCTTTCCAAAGAGCAACTACTATACCTCCTCCTACAAGTTCTCCTATATAATGACTACCACCACCAAAATCAGTCATATCAAACTGAACTTGATCTCCATTCGAATCACTTCCAAATAACCTATCACCTGCCGCAGGTGTCTTAACTGGATAATTATTTACTTTCATCTGCCTTGCGATTTATATTGTTTTTTATAATTCTTACTCGTCTTTGTCTTGCTAGTCTTTGTCTTAGCATGAACACCAGGTCGTTTTACCTTTGGCTTTGCTATAAATGATGATATGTCCTTCTGCTTTTTCATTACAAACTCTTTAACATCTCAATTACTCGCGGACATGGATACATGTCAGACTTGTCTTTTCTTACTGAGTTATGTGTAAATATACCATTCTCACCCTTCATAGCCCTCTTCGATAAATCCCAAATGTCATCATTATATTCTTTAGGAATGTCGTAAGTTTCACACAAATATACAACTAATTGACGTAAGCTCTCAATCTGCTTGTCAGTGTACTTATGCCAATATGTATATCCCTTGAATGGCTTGTCTAGCTCAGTAACTTCACTGTCATCAACCAACCCACCAACGTAGTTGTAAAACTTACCGTTCTTCTCTTTTAACATACCCCAGTTACATACCTCAATACCTACTGAGTTTTTGTCAAGTGCTTTGTAAGGAACTCCCATATTTGAGAACGGAGCGTTCTTTAATCCCAAATGATATGCCCATTCTCTTGATGAGAAGCACTGCACAATTGTACCTTGATTGCCTATGATAAATGCCGTAGCAATTCTATCTTTTGTGCTATCCCAATATTTAGCAACTCCAACAGCATTACCATTACCTGCTGTGTGGTGCAAGTAAATCTGATTCTTAGGAGTTTCCTCCTGAAAGTATTGAGTAGATTTCAATCTGCTCTGAACTATTTTTGTCGTATCTAACTTCATGTTAATTTATCTGCTTCTTCTTTTGCTCTTGTTACAAAAGATCTTAACGATTTAAGTAGGTTCTTTCCTGTTACTAAATCAACAGCTATAAAGTGAGCTAGCAAATCAGCAGCTATATATTTCTCTATTATAAAAACAAATAATATAGATCCACAATAAAGTAAAGACTTACTTAAAACGTGAGACAATCTTCTACTCCTAATAGCCTTCCAGCCTCCCTTTTTAACGCTTCTCCAAATGCCAAAACAAGTATCTAAAATGATTGCAAGAAGTGCAACATATATCATTGGTTTAACTGGTGATAATACTGCTAGAAATGATGTTGCTAGTAGAAGTAATTTTGTTTTCAAAGTAAGTAGTTTTTTATAATTCTGTACGTAATATATATTACTAGCAAAATTAATAAAATTCCTAGAACATTATTTAGCAGTATCTTATACCAAGGTGTCTTTTGATAATACTTAACAGGAATCTTTCTATATACCACCCTTTCTATTGGTTTTTCTATATATATAGTATCGCATTTACCATCTATATATACCTTGTCTTTTACTCGCCACACCTTTACTTTTACACGATCTTTCTCTAATACAATAGTGTCATAAAGCTCTTTTATACTCACTACAGTATCTACAGATACTTCGGGTACAATAATTCGAATTGTGTCTCGAATTGTATCTCTTACAACCAATGTATCACTAGTTAAAAGATATGGATACTTCTTTACTAACCTATCAAATCTTCTTTGAGGCGTGCATGATATAACTAAAAATAGTAATGGAACTAAGTAGCGCATTAAGCCATATCAATTATTACTTCATAACCTTGTTCTTCCATAAACTTCTGGTAACTCAATGTCAGTTCCTGAGATTGTAATCTTTTTTTCTTCTGTTCCTTTAATTAAAATTACCATAATATTTTTTTTGTAAAGATAATAAATTATTAAAATGGATTTGGTACTATAACTTCAAATGTTATTGGAGAACCTAAAACTATATCTAAACTTTTGTCATAAGTAATATACCAAAATATTGGATTATCTAATTCTGCTATTTTATAATCAACCCAATTTTGTGTAACGTCATCTGGTGAAACTGGAATGCCATAATAAGCATCACATAATTCTCTTGCATTAATAGCATCCTGTTCATTCGTGTATTTGTAGCCAATTATTTCCATTAGTATATTGAATAGTAAGTATTTATATTTCCATTTATTCCTGAAACATTAGCTGATTGATTTGTTGGATATATAATTATTTCAGAAACATATTTAATACCATTAAATGTATTACCAAGAGCAGCCCCTATACTAATTGGATTACTAAATGTTAAACCACTAAGTGTAGTTATTGAAGAAAAGGCATTATTATTTAATGAAATATTAGATACTGCTCCATTTCTATAAGCAGAAATTAAAAATTTTGTATTATTTGCTATAGATGGGAAAACTCCATAAGGAGGATTTTCTTGTTTCCAACCCCCTCCAATTGTATTAGAACCATCTGTAGCTCTACCTAACCAAAATCCATATTGATAATTATTATCTATTAATCTTGCAGCAATTACTTCACCTGACATTTGTTTAGCTACTGCAAATATGCTGCTATCTCCAAATTGAAAATTAACAGATGTTATTAATTGTTTTGAATTAAAATAAACAGCTGGTAAACCAGTACTTAATAAATCAATAACTCCAGATGTTACTATTGATGGCTGTGCAGTAGCAGTTGATTGAGTAACATTATTTCCATTTCCACTTTGATCATACCAAGTAGTCACAAAACCATTACTGGCACCTACAAAAGTTAATAATGAGGCAGTGTCTAAAACATTATTTACAAATCCTATATCTTGTTCCGTATTATCACTTGAACGTCTTACTCTTATACAATTACCAGTGTATGCAGTTCTTAATTTTCTAAGTGAATAAGCAACTGTTGCACCTGAGTAAGTATCAAGAAGATAACTAAAGGGTGCTGCCTTAGGCATTAATGATATCAAGTTATAATAACTCATGCCTCTGTAGTTACTCCAATTACATCAAACTTGTCGTCAGTAGCGTTATATATAACACCCAGATATGTCGTCTTACTAGCCGTTGTAGTAGTCGGTAATGTTACACCTATCGCTCTATACTTTGTATCATAAGCAATAGTCCTAGCCGAACCGTTGTCCTTTATTCTTATCATCAACGCCTGACCTTGTACCCATGTACCTGTTGGATTATTTAATGTCAGTCCTACCGCTTGTGCTGTTATTACGACAATGTCATTAGTTGCCACTGGCGTAACTGTTGCAGATGGAGCAACTGATTGTGCAACTGGTATTTTTGCTAGTTCTGAAATTTCTTCAATAGTGTAAACCTCTGATGGACTGTTAGCCTGAGCTGACTTCCTCTCTGCCGTATTTACATTTGGAGATATCCCTATAAATTTTGTTCCTACTGGTATACTCATTTTTTAATATGTTTTATTTAATACAAAGATATCTGAATAAATTGAATTAGATGTAGATGCAGCTCCCCACTGAACAGTTATATCTAAAGTATTTCCTACAGTTGTGTCAAACGTTGTATTGTTAACTGCATTCCACGCAAACCCCTCAGTTACACCATTCGATGTCTTGGTGAAATGAAATGTGCCCAACGCTACAATAGATGCCACGCCTGCCACCCCCAATGATCTTACTGTAAAATCAATATTTAAAGAGAATACATCATTAACAATATTCGATATCGTTTTAGCTCCACTGTCAGCTAATATAGTGTTACCGTCCTTGATCTTTATTCTAATTGTCTGATTGTTACCAACGTTAATAACACCAGCAATCACAGCCCTAAAGCTATCACCAACCTTAAAACCATTCGCTGGAACAAACAAACTGCCTACTCCACCATTTATCAACGATGTCTCTACAGCAGTATTGGTTATGGGCGTGCTATTGGCCGTTTGAGCGAATAATCCAACGTTACCTTGAATCTGATCAATAGTATATACTTCAGTCGGACTGTTAGCCTGTGTGGACTTCCTTTCTACCATGTCTACACCTGGTAAAATTCCTATAAATCTTGTTCCTGCTGGTACGCTCATATCTCAAAAGGTGGTGGTGTTGGTTTCGGTTCGTACGGTATCAATTCAAGGTCTTTAACCCACATAAATTCAGGATTAACACATTGCTCCATTTCCTCAACTGAGATTACCCAATTATTATTAATATCTTGAATAGGATTGAAATAAGAGTATGGTGCATACCATTGACCTATTAATTCGTCTTTTTGTACCTCTGTCAATAGTCCGACATACGTCAACTTTTGTTCCGTTGTTAAATCTGTTAGTTTCATATATTAGTGTTAAACTTGGCGAGCCAAGGCTGTGTTGAAATTTTGTACCGCTGTGTAAAAGTTAGCTGCTTCGGTGTCTGTTAATCCATCACCTATTGAGGCGAAAGCATAATTTCTTTGAGCGTAATATTGTGGGTTACCTTGAAAATTTATAGCTGCTAAAAATAAATTTACCTCACCTCTTGCTCCACTTGCACCAGTATATGTGCTACCTAATTGAACATTATTTTTAAATAATTTTAAAGAACTTGCAGATGTTCTTGTTCCAATATAAAAACCAGTTGAATTTGTGTTTGCTGTTATCACACCTACACCTCCATGAATATAAGCATAAGCAGTATTTGAATACCGAGCATATAAAGCACTTACAGCAGATACCAATTGACCTCCAAAATCAAGACCACCTAAATCATTATTTGTTCTTGAATAAAAAGATAAATGAGCTGAATTATTTGTGTTAAATTGAGTATTTGGATTGAATCCTGTATTTGCATAACCATTAGAGCCTGATGTATAACCATTAGAGTTATGTGTTGCAGCACCATTAAATGATAATTGATATTGAGCTGTATTCTTTAAATTATATGTATGTGACGCCGCAAGTCCACCAACAAATGGATACAAAGCTTTCATCTTAGTCCAAATAGAATAACCTTTCAAGTCAGTTACCAAAGTATTAATAGCCGCTTGTTGAGTAGGGTCTGTAATTGAAGCAGCTGTTATAAATGCTTGAGCATCAGGGTC